AGTAAAAAACAATTTAAAAAAGTTGATATGACACCAACACCGCAACTTAAAAAAGTAGAAGATTTTAAAAAAGATTTTAAAATTTTATTAGAAAAATATGACGCTGAAATTATGTTAGAGGATTTTGGCAGTGGATATTTTAGAGATGAAAAAATGGTAGTTAATTTTAATTACGATTACGAATTAGGAATTATTGACGATTACGTTTTAGGGACTTATGTAAGTAAAGATAGATTATGACACCCACCGACGACGAAATACTAAATTTCATTAACAAAAAATCAATTAATCGGATTAGTTTAGTAAGTCCGATTTTAAAAAAAACAATAATTGAAATATTAATTAATAAACAGAAATAATTATGACACTAAATTTTAAATTAACAAGAGACGTAACTCAAATCAATTTAGGAGTAGGATTTGACATTGAAACAAAATCTTTAATGATTGCATTTTTATATTGGTGCTTTTCAATAACAAGTATCAAATTAAAAAAACCGATTAACAACATCGAAGTAGTAGAACCACAAATAATAAAATAAGATGACAAATTACAAAAAAATAGAAGAGTTTACACCGATTTGTATGTTAGCAAATCAAAATGAAATACAAGAAATTGTAAGTATATTTAAAAAATTAGATTTAGAAGTTTTGTCAACTAAAACTGATGATGCAAATCCTTATTTAATTAATTGGTATGAAAATGATGATAAATTAGGATTAGGAACTTATAACAATAATATCGGAGCTAAAGTTTACGAAACATTTGATAAAGAAACATTCTTAAAAGCGTGTGGAATAGTTGAGGATAATAGTAATAGTAATATCGACCTTTCAAAACTAACCCCCGAGTTAATAACAGAACTTTGCAGAGATGAGAAAATAAAAGAAGTAATGATTAATAACGGAGTGGTAAAAAATGAGTTGGAAGACAATACTTATTATATATTTGAAAACGGAGCATTACAATTTAATGTAAAAGATGGCAAAGGTTATGGTATTTGTGCTTATAAAACTTGGTGCAATGAATGTGAATGGGTTTCACATTCGCATAATGGTAAATTCAGAAAAGCTACACCCCAAGAAGTAGAAACTGCTTTGAAAAATGAGGCGGTTAAGAAACAATACGAAAATAATCATATTATTTGTATTGCTGGACAAATCGGTTCAAAGTCTTGTCAGAAATTAGTAAATGGTAAATTTGTTTATTCAGGATTTAGCAATACTTTGATATATCAAATGGAAAATGGTTGTTATACTATTTTTAATAATGGTATTTGGGCAAAAACATACCCACAAGAAGAAACCTACATTAAAATCCCTTTGTCAATTATTACGTTAACCGATAGTGATAAAAAGTTGGGTAAAATAGTTAAAAACCTTTCTAAAAATGTTTAGTTATGGAATTAGTAGATAAAATAACTACAAGTGTGATGAGTACTCAAATAGCCTTGAATCAACTCGAGGCTATTAAACACACTGGATACTATCAAAAAGAACTAAAGCAAAAGTTAAATTTAGTTTTACCTTTGTTGATGAAAGCTGAGCAAGAGCATTACGACAAGTTTTTTGAAAAGGAATCAGATAGCACCGGCCACGTTTACCAAGTGTTTGAAAACTTTATAAAACGTATATCGAAAATTCCAATATACGATATGGAAAATATCTGTTATATGATTGATGCCTACGATAAAGACGCTAAAAGTATGAATGGTATAACTAATAAAATATTAAGATGATGAAAGAATCAAGTATTAAAACACTTATTAAAACAACTGAAATAAAGTTTGATGTTAATTTAAGAAGTAATTAAAGAAAACGAAAATACGTTTATTTAAGAGCTATTTTAATAAATACTATCTACAAAAAAAGCAATTATAGTTTGGGTAAAATAGGTAGTTATTTCAATAGACATCATTCGTCTATAATTCACGCTTTAAAGGTTTACGAATTAAATAAACAATATGAAGATTTTAAAGCATTGGAAAATCAAATCAATAAATATCAATTTAAAGATTTAAGTAATTGCAATCCTTGTACCATTAATTATTTAAGTTTAAGATGACTAAAGCAGACAAAACACGCATTTGGTACGCTAAAATAAAGAACGTAAAAAAGCATACAACAAAGAGTACTACAAAAGAAAATTAATACTAAAAATATTGTTTAAGGAATGCTAATTTAGAATAATTCTTAACAAAATTATATTTATCTTTGACAAATCAAAAAGGTACTGGAACTACCTAACAAAAAACATCAACGCCTTATTTTGAAAATACAAGTTCCAGTTGTATGATTAGAAGTAAGGCTTTTCTTTTAATATGAATGATTATTTAAAATTTATTGAGAATAAAAAACACTCAATAGGTAACTTCGGATTTAAAGCAAATTATATTCCCGATATTGCTTTTGACTTCCAAAAATATGTTATTGAAAAAGCTATTGAAAAAGGTAGAAGCGCAGTTTTTTTAGATACTGGGTTAGGCAAAACTTTAGTTCAATTATCATTAGCAAAAAACATCGTAAATCATACTAATAAAAAAGTATTGATATTAACACCTTTAGCGGTTGCGTTTCAATTTATCTTAGAGGCTGAAAAGTTAGGTATTGAAGATATCGAATATTCTAAAGACGGAAAGCATACTAAAAAAATAGTTGTATGTAATTACGAACGTTTACACTACTTTAACGAAAAGGATTTTGAAGGAGTTATTTTAGATGAGAGTAGTATTTTAAAAAACTTTGACGGAAAAATAAAACAAGAGGTAACATCTTTTGTTAAAAAAATACCTTATCGTTTTTTATCAACTGCAACACCAAGTCCAAACGATTTTATAGAATTGGGAACAAGTAGCGAGGCTTTAGGATATATGGGTTATATGGATATGTTAGGTAAGTTTTTTAAAAACAATCAAAATAGTGTTGATAGTAATAACAGAAATATTGGCGAAAAATTCTATTTAAAACCACACGCTGAAAAGGATTTTTTCGCTTGGGTAAATCAATGGTCAATTATGGCTAAAATGCCTAGTGATTTAGGATTTAGTAACGAACGTTATAATTTGCCAGAACTTTTTATAAATAGGCATATTGTCGAAAATCAAGAAATGTTCGACATTAACGGTCAAATAACAATGTTTACACCTATTGCTAAAAGTATGACAGAGGTTAGACTTGAACAAAAACAAACCGAAGAAAAAAGATGTGAAAAAGCTATTGAATTGGCACAAGGCAAAACATCGGTTTACTGGTGTAACACAAATAACGAAAGTGCAATTTTAAAATCGTCAGACAGTAAAGCCGTTGAAATTATAGGAAGTCAAAGCATCGATAAAAAAGAAGAAATACTTTTAGCTTTTGCAAATGGAGAAATAGAACGTTTAATTACAAAGGCAAAAATGACTTCAATGGGTTTGAATTGGCAACATTGCAATCACTCGGTATTTTTTCCTACGTGGAGTTATGAACAATATTATCAAGCTATTCGTAGATTTTGGAGATTTGGGCAAAAGAATGACGTTACTATTGATATGGTTATATCAGACGGACAAACAAGGGTATTAGAGGCACTTGAACAAAAAACACAAAAAGCAATACAACTACATAAAAATCTAACTGAAAATGTTAATCGTAGTTTTGAACACGTTACAAAAGAATTTAACAAAGTAATTATTAAACCTAAATTTATTTAAAAAATGGAAAACAAAGTAAAAGACCAAGTAGTTACAGAAAACTACGCAATTTATAATAGTGATTGTATGTTAGTACTTCCAACACTTGAAAATGAAAGTATTGATTTATCGGTTTATAGTCCACCTTTTGCGGGATTATACAATTATTCAAGTAGCGAAAATGATTTTAGTAACTGCGAAAGTAAAGAGCAATTTTTGGAGCAATACGAATTTTTAGTAGCTGAAATAGCAAGAGTAACAAAAAAAGGTCGTATAACTGCGGTACACGCTACCGATGTATTTGATAATACTTGTAGATTGTGGGATTTTCCAAACGAAATTATACGCATACATCAAAAGTATGGATTTGAGTATAGAAATAGAATTACGATTTGGAAAGAGCCTTTAAAAGTTCGTATGCGTACAATGGTACAAAGCTTAATGCATAAATTTATAGTTGAAGATAGTACAAAGTGTTTTACTGCAATGCCCGACTATGTACTTGTATTTACTAAAAAAGGCGAAAACGAAGTACCAGTAACACACCCTTTTGGAATTAATCATTATGCTGGTGAAGTGCCTATTTTACCAAATATTTTAAGAGCGTGGAACAATGCAAATAACTCAAATTTAAACGAGGTTGAATTGTGGGAACACTTAAATAACATTAACGAGGCGGATAAAATCACAAAGTTAAACCATTACATTTGGCAACGTTACGCCTCAAGTGTTTGGGATGATATTAGAATAGATAATGTTTTACCTTTTAGAGATAGTAAAGAAGAGGACGACGAAAAACACGTACATCCTTTGCAGTTAGATGTTATTGATAGAATTGTTGAACTATATTCTAATCCTAACGAGGTTGTTTTAACGCCTTTTATGGGTGTAGGTAGTGAAGTTTTTAGTCCAGTTTCAATGGGTAGAAAAGCAATTGGTATAGAGTTAAAAGATAGTTACTTTAAACAAGCTAAATTAAATTTAAAAGAGGCGGAAAAAAGATTTAAAGAACAACAAGCAAAGCAAGGTATAATTAGTTTTGATGTAGAAATGTAACTATCTAAACTCATTCTAAATTACGCTTACCTATTGCAACAACAAAAGTAATAGCTTAAATTTTTTTAACTTTAAAAATTAATATTATGGAATACTTCGATTTTAACCAACAGATAAGCGGTTACACCTTTTGGAAAGGCAACCGACAAATTTACAGATTTGAAATGTATTGGAGCGGTTTAACACCTAAACAATGCTTTGAGAAATTCGACACAGATTTGAAATGTATTGGAGCGGTTTAACACCTAAACAATGCTTTGAGAAATTCGACACGAGAGTAATTGTTAAACAAATGAATTTGAATTAAAGATGAGTAAAGAATATTTCTTAAAGTTATCGGAGCAGATTTACAACGATTTACCCGATATGGAAAAACTTTACTTAAATAGGTTAGGTATGGAAGTTAGACAACTACCAACAAACGAAGATTTAAACGATGAGAACTACAAAAAAATAAAAAAACATCGTATTGATGCTTGGAATGAGGAGCAAGAATATTTATTTAAAAAAAGAAATAGTTAAATTATGAAAATTAACACACCTTTAGAAATAAACGAAATTGATTTTAGAGTGCAATCGATTAACAAAGGCGGTTTTGCAACTATATTAGCTTATAAAGATGCAAGAGTGGATATGAATAGACTTGATGCAGTTTACGGAGTAGGATTTTGGCAAAAAAAATACGATGTTATAAATGATAATTTATTTTGTAGCGTTGGTATTTGGAACAAAGAATTAAGTCAGTGGGTTTGGGTTCAAGACGTAGGAACTGAAAGCAACACAGAAAAAGAAAAAGGACAAGCGTCTGATGCATTTAAAAGAGCGTGTTTTAATTTAGGTATTGGAAGAGAGTTATACGATTATCCAATTATACAAATAAAGTTAAATGATGACGAATTTGATAAAACAACAAATAAGCCGACTTGGAATTTTAAATTAAAAGAGTGGGTTTGGTTTAGTCAATTCGATAAAGATGGCAAGTTAAATTATTTAGGAGCAAAAGACCAAAATAGTAAATTAAGATTTACATTTGGAAATTATAATCAATAAAAATTAAAATTAAACAAAATGAGTGAAGTAATTGGAAAAATTATCGTAATAGGTAATGAGGAAATTGTAGGAAGTGCCGGAACTTTCAAAAAAAGATTATTGGTTGTAGAAACCGACGAACAATACAAACAAAAAATTCCTATTGATTTCGTGCAAGACAAATGTAGTTTATTAGATAATTACGCAGTTGGAAACGATGTAAAGGTAGGAATTAACATTAGAGGAAACGAATATAATTCAAAGTATTATGTTTCTTTAAATGGTTGGAGAATTGAAAAGTTAGCAAGCGAACAAGCACCTCCAATGCCAGTTGCTACAGATTTTAATCCAAATTCAGAAGAGAATGAACCGCCCTTTTAAAAACCCAATGCTCCAACTTCTAATAAAAACTTTTGAACTTTATTAAAAAAATTTTGGTATATTGGAATAATTGATTAACTTTGTAACTCAATATGGCTAGACACCTATTGAAAAGTAGGTGTTCCATTTTGAAGTAAAAACAGAAAGCAAACACCCTTAAGTAAAGAAAGTCTAGCCCTTTATTTAAGGGCTTTTTGTTTTATTAAAAAATTAAAAATTATGGCAAGACCAGAAAGAAACAACGTAGATTATTTTCCATTTATATGTGAAGATGGAAACAAAATGTTTTACATTGAGGAAACATACGGAAATGATGGATTTGCAACATTTGTAAAGTTATTGCGTGAACTAGCAAAAACAAACTATCATTATTTAGATTTATCAAAACCTACTACACAAATGTTTTTAAGTGCTAAATGTAAAATTAGTAAAGAAATACTTTTATCTATTATTAAAGATTTAGTTGATTTAGGTAAGTTTGATAAACTACTTTGGGAAGAAAATTATATAATATGGTGTCAAGATTTTATAGATAGTATTCAAGATGCTTACATTAAGAGAAAAAATAAATGTATTACTTATGATGGTTTATTACAACTATTAGTTAGTTTAGGGGCGCGTAAACCTATTAAAAGTAAACTTACTACTACCGATAATACACAAAGTATAGTAAAGGATACTAAAGAAGATAAAACTAAAGATATTCCAACATTTTTAGAATTTTCAGAATATGCAAAAGAAAAAGAGCCAAGTGTTAATTTAAAAGCGTTGCAAAATAAATACGATGCGTGGGTAGTTAATGATTGGAAAAATGGAAACGACAGACCTATAAAAAATTGGAAGTCAGCATTACTTCAAACTTTGATTTATATTGAAAAAGACGTAGTAAAAGACAATAAACCTAAAATGGTGTACTAATGGACTTCAGAGATTTTAACATAGATATAAGAAGTAGTAAAACATCGGGAGAGGTGCAAACTATTTGTCCGCAATGTAGCCATACAAGAAAAAAGAAAACAGATAAATGCTTGTCTGTTAATTTAGATAAGTCAAATTGGTTTTGCCATCATTGCGGTTGGAAAGGTGGGTTATTAAATAGAATTGAAAAGGTAGATTATATTTTGCCACAATGGAAAAATAAAACACAACTATCTGACGTAGTAGTAAAATATTTCGAAAGTGAAAGAAAAATAAATCAAAATACTTTAACAGATTTAAAAGTTACTTGCGGATTGGAATTTATGCCACAACTTGAAAAGGAAGTTGAAACAATACAATTTAATTATTTTCGAAATAACGAACTTGTAAATGTAAAGTATAGAGGAGCAAAAAAATCTTTTAAACTACATAAAGGAAGTGAATTGATATTTTACAATTTAGATGCGGTTAAGGATTTTAAAGAATTGATTATTTGTGAGGGCGAAATAGACGCTTTAACTTTTTATCAATGCGGTTTTAAAAATGTTGTTTCAGTTCCAAATGGCGCAAACATAAATACTAATAACTTAATTTATTTAGATAATTGCATTGAATATTTAGAACATATTGAAAAGTTTTATTTAGCAACTGACAATGATATTGCTGGGCGTAAATTAAGAATAGACCTTGCAGAACGTTTAGGTATTGAAAAATGCAAATATATTGAATTTGAAGAATACAAAGATGCAAACGATTTGTATAAGTTTAAAGGGCAAAGCGAAATAATAAATGCTTTTAATAATGCTAAAAGTTTTCCTTTAGAGGGTGTTTTTACTATTGAGGATATTGATTTAGAAATAAACGATATGTATCAAAATGGTTTAGATAATGGTGTAGAAACTGGAATGAGAGATTTTGATACAAAGTTAAGATTTGCAAAAGGATATATTACAACTATTACGGGAGTGCCTGGACATGGAAAGTCAGACTTTTTAGACCAAATTGCATTAAAACTTAATATTAAAAACGATTGGAAGTTTGCTTTTTATAGTCCAGAAAATAAACCAACACGTTTACATATTTCGAAACTTGCACGTAAATTGGTTGGTAAAAAATGGTTTGGCGAAAATCGTATAACTTTAGACGAACTAAATAATGTTAAAGATTATCTAAATAAAAAGTTTTGGTTTATTAAACCCGAAAAGGATTTTACTTTAGAATCTATTTTAAAACACGTTAAACAATTAAAAGCTACTAATGGAGTTGATGCGTTTGTTATTGATGCGTGGAATAAATTAGAGCATAAGTACGGACAAAGCGAAACTAAATACATTGGCGAAAGTTTGGATAAGTTGGCTACGTTTTGCGAAGAGAACAATGTGCATTGTTTTTTAGTTGCGCACCCTACAAAGATTTTAAAGAATAAAGAAACGCAAATGTATGAAATACCAAATCTTTATAACATAAGCGGTTCAGCAAACTTCTACAACAAAACAGATAATGGATTAACAATTTACAGAAATTATCAAACTGAAAAAACAGAAGTTTATATTCAAAAAGTAAAGTTTTCGCATTGGGGCGAAGTTGGAATGTGTGAGTTTAAATATCATTTAGAAAGCGGTCGATATTTAGAAAACGAAAACGAAGATATTTATAATTGGATTAGATTTAAAAATCAATTAGAAGAGAATAAGCAAAAAGAATTTGCACAAGAGT